ACGAATATCTGCGATTGCGATTAATTCATTTGCCTTTGCTTGTGATTCTTGAATTGAAGCACCACCAGAAGGACCACCAATCAAAAAGTCAATTTTATATTCTGCTGGATTTGTGAAGTTTCTGTAAGCACTAATTACATCTGATAAACCAACTGAATAACCACCAACACTACTAACTCCAGAATAATCTTGACCACCAGTTAAATTGTAGATAGATGCTCCAATACAATTGAATGTACTGCCTTGTGCTGTTAGACCCCAAGTAGTATTAGATGCTGATGTAACACCCGATACTGTTGAGAATTTTGTTTTATCTCCAGTTGGAGCAAGTCCAGGGAAAATATATTGTGAATTATTGGCAATAATATCTTTATAGTAATTTGCTTGCGATGGAGAAATCTTCGCATCTAATGCTTTAGATACATTGGTATATTTCTCTAAGATATTACCAGCACTACCAGTTACTGCTCCAGTATCATCAACAACAACGACGTGAAGTTCATCATTTCTTCCACTTCTCTCAGAAGCATATTGAGAAGTTCTTGGTCTTGGTGCGATATTTTTCCAATAAACAGTAGCATTTGATAATCCTAATGTTTGTTCATTATACCAATCAGAAACTGATGTTGATTCATGTTCAGTATCATCAGTAGTATTATAAATTCCAAATGTAAATGTACCAGCACTAAGTGGAGTTGAACTCAAAAGAATTGTTGACTGTGCTATACCTGCATTTACAGTTGTTGAACCATATCCAGCAAATGTTGTATTAGATGCTAAAACACTATCAGTACCAGCAGTTGATCGAATTGTGGCTCCAATACTAATATTTCCAGGAAAAGTTGTTGTTGAACTTATAGGGTTCATTACTGATGAACCAATAGAAACAACACCTTGAAAAGTTCCAATTCCTGAATTTAAACTAAAACCAATACCAGTAGAAACAAGATTACTGCTATTATTCCTGACGTAAACAGTTACATTATTCGGAAAAGCATTTACACTTCCTTCGGAGTAAGCAGTTTCTGTAAATACAGTTGAACCAGCACCAGAAGATTTTGCGGTGATTTTTACATCAATTGAACCAGCATTAACTTTGGTAATAATACCTTTAATAACTCCTGTTTCTGTTGTTGTTATTCCAATACCAGCAACTGTTGCAGAAAAACCAGCAGTAACAGCAAATCCAACACTTAAATTGCCAGTAGATGCAATGCTAAGTCTTTGGTCTGCTGCGGCATCAATAACACAAACCTTCAAGTTGTTTGCCCAAGAACCTGGATTTTTAGCAGCCCAAGCCCAAGCAGTATCAGTAGAATGATTGTTATTATAATCTTCTGTTGATTCAATTTTGAGTGTAGTTCCTGCGGTCGAACCAATCCCAGTAGAATTTGCGTTGTTTAATGCTGTTCCATTACATCTTACAACTCTTAGAATACCACCGTAAGAAAGATATGAAGAAGCACCTAACCAATATTCATATTGTGCGTCTGATGAAATTGGTTTTCCAAATGTATTGAGTAAATCATTCTCTGTTTCAATTAAAATAGGAACATTGACTGGACCCTTTTGGAAAGGTCCAGCAATAGCTCCAACTTGATTGTTTGCTGCGGTAATTCCACCAACAGTCAAATCAACTTCTCTTATTCTGACTCCTGGTGATACTAAATTTAACGCCATCTGTTTCCCCTCGTGAAGAAGTTCATTTTGCCTAAAAGTATTTATAAATTGTTATTCTTCAAATGGGGAAACAATACGTGAACAATTACCAGTCTGGGTATTGAGAATCTATAGATTTTTGTGATTGTTTTTTTTCTACTATTGATAATTCTATTCACAGTACATTCTTTACATTCATATGAATAGGCAGATGGAAATCCTCTTCTATTTTTTCTAGTCAAATAAAAATCATTTAGTAAATCTTTTTTTATTTTACAAGTCCTGCATTTTTTTTCTTTGAAGAGCAAATTATCCAATTCAAGTTCTTCTTCAAACTTCATTATTGATATTCCCACATAAAAGATCTATCTCCATACTCATCCAAATGCCACCTATCACCGTCATTATCAACAAATGATGTATCATCACTCAATCCATCAGACATAAAACCAAATGGAGCCATATCTTGTTCGATTTGGTCTTTTTGGTCTTCATATATTCTTTTACGGACATCATTATCCGTCATCTCCTTGAAATAATCCTGGACGACTAACCAAGCAAAAATCACAAGACACATCGCAAGGTCATCATTACATCCTTCTTCTGCTTCAAATGATTGACTTTTTTGAATAAAAGTTGTTAGTTCACTAATAATATCATAATCTTTGATAACTAACTTATCGTCTTCAATAATTGTTTTTAGGTTAGAACATCCAACTTTTTTAACTGTTTTGGACATTTTAATTCCAAGTTGAGTTTTCTTACCAGAAAAACCCTGACCGACCATTTGACCTGCTCTTCCTCTCATTGAACACATCAAAATATTATCATATTCCAAATCATAATGAAGAATACTTGAAACTTGCTCTCCGATATCATTTACTTCGGCAAGAACAAATGCTTTGTTGTATGCTTTTGCTATATCGTGAATGATATTTGGAAAAAGCATAGGTTTAATTTCATTGTTTCGATATTTTGCGACTACCTTGTATGGGAATTGACTAATATCAAATACAATAAAAGCAGAGTAATCATTACTCATTCCACGAGATACGTCCACAGTCATTAGATATGTGTGTTTTTCGATTGGATCTTCATAGACATCCATTCCTTTGCTTCTATTGAGTGGATCATCATAAACCATCATTCTAAGTTTTGATGGAGTAATCAAAGTATCAACAGACCCCAAGAATTCGCACTCAAACTCTTGTGTAAACTGTCGTTCAGAAGTATTCGCAATTGTTTGTCGTTTCCACTCTGCGTCCCTTCCAGGCACCGCAGACCAATGAACTTCTAGTGGAATATAACCATTCTTTCCTCTTTCCGCATCGTGCCAGAGTTTATAAAACATATTCATCCCATTTGGAGTTGAGATGATAATAACCTTTGTGCTTTGACCCGAAGAAATAGTAGGATATACAGAAGAGAAAAATTGTTCTGCGATGTGATTTGGAATAAACGCAAATTCGTCCAAGAAAATAATGTTGAAAGAGTTTCCTCGAACAGCAGAAGATGATGTAGATGCAGCTACGATTTTGGAACCATTTTCAAGTTCCAATGAACCTTTATTCCAAGAACCAACACCTTGCTGTAACCACTTTGGTAAATTTTCATAAGACAGTTGTAATCTACCTAAAAGTTCTCTTGCTGTTTCTGCTTTGTTTGCTAGAATTGCAATTCTTATATTATCATTGAATAAAGCATAATGAAGAAGATAAGAAACAACAGTAGTAGATTTTCCTGTCTGTCTTGGAAGTTTTGCGATATTAAATCTATTTTGATGAAAGTTTGTAATTAGTTCTTCTTGGAAATCATACATATCAAACGGAACCAATCCGTGATCCAAAGAAACAATTTTCACATAATTTTTTGCAAAATGAATTGGGTCACTTTTGCATTTTAAGTATTCTTGAATTTGGTCTGTAGTAAATTCAATTTGGACGTTTTCCGCTTTTAAGTTTGGATTACCCTTATAATGTTTATCAATCATAAATTAATAGCCATACTTGCGACTGTTTCTTGTTGTTTAAAATAAAGTTTCACGTAAGATTTTGATATATTCTTCAAAAGTTCTACATCATCGCAAGAATCAATTTCCCTAGAAATTTTTTCATATTCAAAAATCTTAGAAAGATTATCTAATTTAATATCATTTGGATCCATTTTCATTTCCTGTGAATAGTAAAGGTTTTGTTGGGTCTTTTGTTGCTGGATTGTATGATAATACAATCGCACCAGGATATATCTTTCTTACTTCAAATGTGACCTGATCTTTTGGAGGTCTAGCAAATTGTGGGAAAAACATTTGAGCTGAAATATATTTTCCTCTCCAATTTAACAGAATACTATAAGTAGATCCACGAGACTGTATCCGTGTATATATTTCTTGAATATTTTTTAAATTTTTCAT